GTAATGGTGCTAGTATGGGTTATGAATCCAATGGACCTGTTAGTGGTATCAAACAAAAGATATTAAGTGCTATCTTTAAGGAGTGTGGTATTAAGGCAACTGAATATCATCACGGATTTAAAAGAGGTGTTTATATGGCTATGATGTATGAGAACGGATGTGAGTATCTTAGAAACGAAATCACCGAAGATAAATTAATTCTTAAAGATAAGTTTAAGCAAGGTACTGAATACATTAACAAATGGTGGAAGAAACACGCAATCAGTAGATACACAAAACTACATGATGAAGGAAGAATTAAACCCGAACACTTATTCTACATAGATGCTATTGGAATTAGTTGGGAAGAAATGAAAGCAAAATACCTATCAGAAGTAGGAAGATAAAAAATAAAATTATGGCAAAAAGTAAAAAAACAAAAAAAATAGCTGAAGTGCTTGAACCAATTGGTGAAATAAAAATGACACCATCTGAAAAGTTAGAACAATGCGAATGGTGTTTTCAATTCGATGGAGATGAACCACAAATATTTGCTTGGACTGGTGAAAATGATAGCAAAGATGAAGAACCAAAAGTAATGTTTACAATTACAAATACAAAAGATTCATATATTACCTTTACTCACAAAAATGGTAAATCATTTAAATTGTTTGCTAGAGAATTGACTGATGAAGGTAAGCAACTTAGAGCTAAACAAATTGAATTAACAAAAACAAATATAGAAAATGGAAGTACGAATAAAGAAGCTTAGTGAAACCGCAGTAATTCCAACTTATGCAAAAGATGGTGATGCTGGTATGGATTTAGTAGCAACTAGAATTATATCCAATACAACATTTGATGTTAGTTATGGTACTGATTTGGCAATGGAAATTCCTAAGGGATTTGTAGGATTAGTATTTCCTCGTTCATCGGTTAGAAAATATGAGTTAGCATTATCTAATTCAGTTGGGGTAATTGATAGTGGATATAGAGGAGAATTACAAGCTACATTTAAGAAAACAAACGGATTGGATTCTCTTGCGTATAAAGTAGGAGATAGAATTGCACAAATTATGATTATTCCACATCCTCCTATTGAGTTTAAAGAAGTAGATGATTTATCTGATACTGAAAGAGGTGATGGTGGATTTGGTTCAACTGGAAAATAAAAAATAAAATATGTTTATAGAACAAACGGAAGAAAAAACAAATAATAATTTATGGGTAGAGAAGTATCGCCCATCAAAGCTTGCTGATTATGTTGGTAATGAACATTTAAAATCAAAAGTAGAAGGTTATTTAGAAAATGGTGAAATCCCACATTTATTGTTATATGGTAAAGCGGGCACTGGTAAAACTACATTAGCAAAATTAATTGTAAAATCAATTGATTGTGATTATATGGTTATCAATGCATCTGATGAAAATAATGTTGAGACTGTTAGAAATAAAGTAAAGAATTTTGCATCTTCTATGGGATTCAAACCATTTAAGATTATTCTTTTAGATGAGTTTGATTATATGTCACAACCATCTCAAGCTATCTTAAGAAACTTAATGGAAACATTTTCAGCACATTGTCGTTTCATATTAACTTGTAACTATGTTGATAAAGTAATTGAACCAATTCAAAGTAGATGTCAATCATTTCAAATCATACCACCAACTAAAAAAGATGTTGCAATGCAAGTTAGCAAAATCCTAAAAGCTGAGAATGTAGAATTTGAAGTTAAGGATTTAGTTCCAATTATTGATGCAGCTTATCCTGATATTCGTAAAGTTATAAATACATGTCAGTTAAATTCAAATAAAGGCAAACTACAAGTAGATGTACAAAATCTATTAGAAAATGATTACAAAAATAAAATTGTGGATATCTTAAAATCAAATGACGATAAGAGAAACAAATATATGAAAGTAAGACAAGCTCTTATTGATTCTAAATCAAAAGACTTTACTGATTTATATACAACTTTATACGATACTGTAGAGGATTATGGAGGTGAAAATACATCAAATGTAATTCTAATCTTAGGTGATGGTGTAAACAAATCAGCAACTGCTATTGATAAGGAAATTATCGCAGCGGCTACATTAATTCAAATTTTAAATATTATATAATGGCTAACATTTTAGGAGCAGGTGGACAACCAATCGGAGGACAAGAAGAAAAACCAATACCTTTAGAAAAAACTGAAGCAATCGGATGTAAAAAATGCGGTGGTGAAATATTTGTACAAGGGTTTGGATTTCGTAAGATTTCAAAGTTATTAACAGGCAAACCAAAAGATGAAGTATTACCCGTAGAGTTATTCTTATGTGGTGATTGTGGTGAAGTATTAAATGATTTATTACCTCCGGGTTTAAAAGTAGAAGAAGAAGCATAATATGGCAGCAAAAACACTATTTGACCATTTAAACGCAATTTGTGATAAGAAAGACCCAAAGTATTGGGACACACTTGATGAGAGTGATAGAAAGACATGGAGTAACTATTTGATACTTCGTTTTCTTTCTATGAAGCCTGAGTGGATAGAACTAATTGCAGATATACAACCTTATATACAAGAAGCTCCGCCTAAAGCAATGTATCTTGCTTTAATTGGATTGATTCCAAAGACAAGAGCATTTTTAAAATATATGAAACCCGCATCATCTGAAAAATATGAAGATTGGATTATTGAATTGGTAGCAAGGCAATATGAAGTATCTAAATCAGAAGCAGAAGACTATCTTAAAATCCTTTATGAAACTACCAGCGGTAAGATGCATATTAAGGAAATAGCGGAGAATTATGGTACTGACCCTAAACAAATTACTAAGTTAAAACTAAAAGTTTAATTAGGTAATCTCAGGTATTTTTCGTATCTTTATACAATAAAACAACATAATGGCTAAAGTATCATTTTCGCAATATAGTATGTGGAGTTCATGCCCACATCAATACAAATTAAACTACATAGATAAGTTAGGTGAGAGTTCATCTAATATCCATACAATATTTGGAACTGCTATGCACGAAACAATCCAACATTACCTTTCGGTTATGTATGGTGTTTCTAAAAAGCAAGCAGATGAAATCAATAAAGATAAGCTCTTATTAGAAAAAATGAGAGAAGCTTATAAAAGTGAAGCTGATAAAATGAGCGAAGGAACTCCTTGTACTCAAATTCAATTGGAGGAATTCTATGGAGATGGTAGGCGAATTTTAACTTGGTTAGATAAGCATATGCACAAATTCTACTCAAAGAGTGGATTTGAATTAGTGGGTATTGAGATTCCATTAAACGCAACCATTAAAGAGGGTGTACACTTTATTGGATTTATTGATATTGTTATTAGAGATTTGGCATCAAACGAAATTATTATTATAGATTTAAAGACATCCACTATGGGATGGAATCAGTATCAAAAAGCTGATAAGATGAAAAACTCACAAATCCTTTTATATAAGAAATACTATTCAGAATTATTTAGTATTCCATTACAAAAGATTAAAGTTGAATATCAAATCCTTCGTAGGAAGTTGCCCGAAGATTCGGCATTTCCAGTACCACACGTATCAAAGCACATTCCAGCACATGGCTCTCCATCTGTTAAGAAGGTATATGATGAGTTTATGGAATTTATCAATACTGTATTTGATGATGGTGGTGGATTCAAAGATATAGAATTTCCTAAAGTACCCGGTGCAGCAAAAAAGAATTGTAAGTTCTGCGAATTTGGGAATAGAGGAATATGTGATAAAAAGGCTACAAAATAAAATTTTATGTTTTTTTGAAAACTTTATATTTATATATACAAATATATTTATAATGAATCAAGACAACACAAAACTAACAACTGTGAAAATACTGAAAGATGTATATTCATCATTTAAAAAAGTATCTTTCGATTCGGATGTAACACTTCAAAAGCTGGTAAATAGAACAGTTGAAAGATATGTTAAAGACGATGATTTTAGAAAAGAAATGAATGAGTATTTACAATTACAAATTTCAGGTTCACAATTCTAAAAAATTAAAATAAGTTATGGCAAAAAAGAAGAAAATCCTTTTACTTTCGGATGATTTGAGAATGGCAAGTGGTATAGCCACAATGTCAAAAGAATTAGTACTTGGTACAGTACACAAATACGATTGGTTTCAAGTAGGTGCAGCAATTAATCACCCTGAAGCTGGAAAAGTTTTGGATGTAAGTGAGGATATAAAAAATACATATGGTATTGCTGATGCTAATGTTAAAATACTTCCTTGGAATGGTTATGGTAATGCTGACTTAATTAGACAACTAATTAACTCCGAACAACCTGATGCTATCTTACACTTTACTGACCCTCGTTATTGGACATGGTTGTATGATATAGAACATGAAATCAGACAGAATGTTCCACTTTTATTCTACGCAATTTGGGATGATTTACCAGACCCATTATACAATCGTAACTTCTATGAAAGTTGTGATTGGATTGGTTGTATCTCTCGTCAAACATATGGTATCATTAAAAGATTATCAGCGTTAGATACAAAACCAACTTGGAAACCTAAAAAGGATTGGCAAGTAAGTTATGTGCCACATGGTATTAATACAAATGTGTATAAACCAGCTGATGTGCCTGCAGAATTCCGTAAAGAGATTTTAGCTGGTAAGGAATATGATTTTGTTCTATATTGGAGTAATCGTAATATTAGAAGAAAACAACCTGCAGATGTTATCGTAGCATTTAAAAAGTTTTGTGATAAAATAGGTAAAGAAAAAGCAGACAAAGTTTGCTTGGTAATGCATACACAACCTGTTGATGAAAATGGAACTGATTTACATGCAGTAATTGAAACAATGGCACCTGAATGTAATATTATATTTTCAGAAAAGAGAAGACCTCAAGAAGAATTGAATCTTATCTACAATATGGTAGATGCAACAATTAACATCGCTAACAACGAAGGATTTGGATTAGCAACTGCAGAATCGGTAATGGCTGGAACTCCAATCATTGTAAACGTAACTGGTGGATTGCAAGACCAATGTGGATTTGAAGTTGATGGTAAGATGCTAACTGCAGAAGATTACATTAAGATTGGTTCACTTCACCAATGGAGAGAGTGGGAAGGAAAAGCTAAACCTGGCCCTTGGGCATTGCCGGTATGGAGTAGAGCATTAGCATTAGCAGGTTCAGTTCCGACACCTTATATTTGGGATGATAGAGTTGATATAGAGGATGTTGCAGACGCAATTGAGAAAATGTACAACACACCAAAAGACATCCGTAAAGCAAACGCATTAGTGGGTAGAGAAGCATTTATTGGTGAGATGGGATTAACACATACAAATATGTGTCAGCAATTAGAAAACGGAATCGAATCAGTTTTTGAAAATTGGAAACCAAGAGAAAGATTCGAAGTATTTAAAATTAAATAAGTTATATAAATGAAACCAACATTAGTATTTCAAGGACCTATATTCACTCGTAGTGGTTACGGTGACCATTGTAGAGATTTAATGAAATCCCTACGCAAGATGGATAAGTATGATATTAAAATTATACCTTTGAGATGGGGTAACACTCCACAAAACCAAGTAGATGGTACAACTGAATTCGGAAGATGGATGTTGGAAAGAGTAATTGGGGCAATAGAGCAGAAGCCCGATGTATTTGTACAGGTTTCAGTAGCAAATGAATTTGATTCAAAAGGATATTATAATATTGGTGTAACTGCCGGAGTTGAAACAACATTTTGTCCTAAAGATTTTATAGACGGGTGTAATAAAATGGATTTAATATTAGTTCCATCTTATTTTACAAAACAAAACATAGGAGGGACTGTATATCAACAAAAAGACCAAGCAACTGGACAGATTGTAGGTGAAATAAAAGTAACAAAACCAATTGAAGTTCTTTTCGAAGGAGTTGATACTGATATATTTTCTAAAGGAAGTGGTAAGGATGTATTGGCAAATGTAAAAGAAGATTTTAATTTTTTAGTTGTTGGTCATTGGTTAAAAGGTGAACTAGGGCAAGATAGAAAAGATATAGGAATGATTATTAAAACATTTGCAACCGTATTCCAATATCTACCAAAAGATAAAAGACCTGGTATTATTCTTAAAACATCACACGCTGGATTTAGTGTTATAGATAGAGAAGCAACTAGAGAAAAAATTGATGGTGTATTGAAACCACTTGGAGATAAATGTCCATCTGTATATTTGATACATGGTGATATGGAAGAAAGTGATATGAGTAATTTATATCATCATCCTAAAGTTAAAGCAATGTTATCATTTGCTAAAGGTGAAGGATATGGTAGACCAATGGCTGAGTTTACTTTGACAGGTAAACCAATTATAGCTAGTGGTTGGAG